TAGCGTCTATAGCCATGTTGGTTCTCCTTTAGTGAGTCGGGTTAATAAGGCTCAGTCCTCATGTGAGTTTATAGGCAAAGGGTTACAGACCCATGAGGGTCATCTCAGTGGTCGGGCTACTTAGCTTGCTTCTGATGAACAGCCCAAAGGTAGTCGTTAGCCTCTTTGCGAGAGTAGACATAAGGACACTCTGTGTTGTCATACTTTGGTACTGCGGTCCGACTTTCGATCCGACCATCACAGTAGTCCACATCAACATATCCGAGGTGGGTATCTCCTCTTGAGACTTGATAGGTCTTGACATCCCAGTCGCTCGTGTGGAGCGTCCAAGTGTACTTAGGTGTCTTGTTAGACATAAGGCATTATCCTTAGTGAGAGTGAGGGGGTTGGGGATCAGCCCCGATGTTTTCACATAGACAAGGGGTTACAACGCATACAAGATAAGACCTAAGCTCTTGTAAAGTAAAGAAAAATCAGTTTCGTAACCCCTTATCTATACCTTTATGTCGAGGTTGACAATGACCTCATTAACCACCCACTCCCAATGGAGAACCAATGCTTTCCACTTTAATCTCTTTCTTCATCACAATCATGGGATCAGCTATCCACTCTATGTGGGAGATGGCTGTCGCTTCACTTAGCAAGGCTGAGGTCAAGTCAGCCTGCAAAAACAAGCTGTTCGGTGCTTGTGCTCTAGCTAAGGTAATGGAGAATAAGGATGCCTATATCAGCACTAACACAATCGGCAACAACATCTTCAACATCATGGGATCGGGAGCTGTAGGTACGAGTGCAGGTCTGTGGCTTGGTTCTGAGTATGTCGGACTTGTGATGGGTATCCTCACTTTCACGATCATCATCTGTGGTGAGATCATCCCTAAAGCCTTTGGTGCGAACAACCCACTCCTTGGTGCTCGTATCTTTGCTCCTATGATGGTGTTGCTGTCAGTGATCTTGACTCCTATCAACTGGATCATCGGAAAGCTCACATCTCGCTTCAAGGGTGCAGAGCCTAGTGCTATCGTAGAAAAGATATATGAGGGTACATATAACCTTTCACTCACGACTGTTGAGCAGGTAGGTACACCTCGTGTGAACATGACTACGGTTAGGGCTGATGAGCGTCTTGAGGACATCAAACTATCTCTCTTTGAGAGTCAGCACTCACGCTTAGTAGTGCTTGGTAAGAGCCGAGATGATGTGCAGGGTATCATGCTTCTGAAAGACGCTTTCCAAGCACTCGCTAAGGACGAGAACCCTACTGTCCAAGAGCTTACAAGACCTGTCCTTAAGGTTGAGTCAAGCATCACCTGTGAAGAGATGTTCAAGCAGTTCACTACAAGTAAGTCTCACCTCGCTGTCATGGTCGATGACTTTGGAGGTACTGACGGTGTTGTGAGCTTAGAGGATGTCATGGAGCTTATGACCCAAACCGAAATCCAAGACGAAACAGATGAGCAAGTCTGTATGCGTGAGGTCGGGTAATCATATAATGAAGTTCATAATCACACTTTTCCTGTGGGTGCTAATCACACTCCCTTTAACCCTCTTACTTTACTTTATCTTTTAAAGGAGACAACCATGAATAAGCAACAAATCGCTGAAAACCTGTGTCGGATCAAGGCACTCAAAGACGCACTTGACGCAGAGATCAAATCTCTCCGTCAGCATATCCCTGTCGGACAGAAGATCGAGACACCTCTTGGTGATGTGGATCATGTAGACTCATCTCGCACAAGCTACGATGAAGCAGGTTTACTCTCCGAGCTTAATCAGCTTGGTATCGACCCAAGCACAGTCGGTGAGGTTGTGGTCAAGGTTGATCGTAAGAAATTCGCCAATGCGATCTTGAAAGGGAAGATCCCATCAAGCCTTGTCGATGACTACACTAAATCTACACCTGTCCCAAAACTTTACATCAAGCCTAAGCTAGACGCTCAAAACTTGGGGCAAGACACAATGAACCGTGTTGCTTCTTTAACAGGAGCAAAGGCAGAAGAGGTGGAGCGTTTTAACTTAGGCGAAATGATGGACAAGTGGGTCGCTGATAGTTCAACGGAAAAATAGCCTTTTGAAGCCTGTAATCGGTGCTGAGGATAAAAGAGATTGGGCTTGACCCCAACCTGTGTTTACAATTTAAATTATAGATGGTATTGAAAGGAGCTTGGTATGATTATAGATGATGTCTTAATCATCGAACACCTCAAGGAACAGCAAAGGCAAAGAGAGCTTGAGGAAGAAGGTCGTAGACTTTGGTTGCCGATACCCGAACCAGAGTTGAAACCCCAACCTAGAGAAGAACAGAGAGAACCTAAGAGGGTCATTGAGATACAACTTTAACTGCACTGGAGTTAAACAGTGAAGCAACTGATTTTAGTACGAGGGTTAAGTGGGTCGGGAAAAACAACACTCGCAGAAACGATCTGTGGGGAGTTGGAAGATCGGTTCATGGTGTCAGCAGACGATTTCTTCGTTGATGACAGTGGTGTTTACTCTTTCAATCATGAAGCGTTGAAAGAAGCTCACTCTTGGTGTCAAAAAGAGTGCCTTGAAGCAATGGAGGACGGTTATCAGACTATTGTCATCCACAACACATTCACTCGCAAGTGGGAATGTGATCCCTACATGGAAATGGCAAACAACAATGATTATCTCGTGCAGGTCATTAACCTCTATGACGGAGGTCTTTCTGATCGTCAGCTATACGAGAGGTGTGAACACAATGTTCCTGCTCATGTGATCCAAAAGCAACGCAAGAGGTGGGATAAAGATGTATATCGGGAGAAGCGTCCTCAACAATACCACCACCCTCGCAACTACAATCCTCACTACAATCCCCATTACAATCCTCACTACAACCCTCATTACGATGATAGAAATCATTCTCGTGGAAACTTTCGCAGAAAAGATCCTCGTTGGTAGATAAATGTAACCCCTTATTTATATAATAGTAGTAGTAAATAACGATATATAAATAAGGGGAAAGCTATGAGTGAATACCGAGTAGGCCACCATTTTTTGGTTGGCAAAACCACGCTAAAGACAATGACTATCATTGATGTCCTCATCCACAATCATTCTTTTCAAGTTGTGGATGAGGAAGGAAACATCAAAGACGACTTTCGAGTTGATGATGAAGATCTTTTTGCGTATTGCACGAATAAGATCAATCAGCCCGAAACGCAAAATGCAGAAGGTCGTTTCACTGTTGAAGGTGATGAGGACGAAACCCACATTCCTAGATGGGAATGTGGTCAAAAAGTCGAGTTTGAGGTTGAGTTGAAAGGTGCTTTACTTAAAGTAGAAGGGTTCATCACCCGAAACTTTTGGAACAGCTATTACCTTTTATCAGAGGTAGGTGTTTCTGTACCAAACAGGTATTGGAAAGTAGCTCACTCAAAGTGTACTAAGATTGCTTAATACCACTCATCACTATTCAACATTTCGTTCAGCTCTTCTGGTGTTACTTTAGTGGTGAAAAGTCCGTGTGCAGTCAGACAAATGACAATGAAAATTAGTAGGGCTAACATAGTGTGTCCTTGTAATTTTTGATTGCTCGATAACAGTTCGATCTGTTTTCATATCCGAGCATCTTAGAAATCTTATCGTAGGTATAACCTTGCAGTCGAAGGTTATGGGCTACTTGCCCTTTGTTATAAGATTGTGTCGTAGGGATACCATTCATCTCGCAATACCTGCGAATATAATTTTTGACCGTAGACCTACATACACCTAAGTATCGGGCGATGTCTTTAATACTCATCGTGTTATAATACAGGTTAAAGGCTAACTTGTAATCTGGCTTAAGTCGAGGGTAGACTAGGTTGTTAGCATAAGCATATTTCTTAACATAGTGTCGTATCGTGCTTTGCTTAACACCAAAGTGTTCTTCAAGCAAAGGGTAGCTTATACCCTGTATATACATCTGATACGCTTCATAAGCCCATGACTTCATGTCTTTACAACCTCAATACCAACCATCTTCTCATTTAGCTGTGCTTGCATCTTCTGTAAAAACTTGATGTCCTCATTACTAAGTGTGTCTTTGTGTCTTGAGAGATCGCTGTGTGAAACAACACATGATCCTTCCCTAATACAAAGATCACTAGCTCTCGTCAGAACTTCCATCCAGACAAGACTTGTAGTAAATGCCCCACAATCCTCTTCAATGATAAAGTGAATATGAGGACAACCTAGCCGAGATTTTATTTCTAAAGCTCGGTTGAGATCAGACACCAAATGTAAGATCATTTTATCCGAAAAGGGTATCCCACCAACAAGCACAATCCCATTTTTTAGCTGTGATGTGGTGATGTCCAATAACCCCTGTAAATTCGCTTGTGAGATAACTCTTATCGACCACTCCATGATAGAAATCACCATCATAAGATTGACCGTCTGACCCACAAGGAAACTGATAAGGAATGTCTAAAGCAGTACAGAGACTCTTGACAGCTTCTCTGACTGCAAGAGCGACATTTGGGTCTAAAGAGATGATACGCTTATCCCCACGACCTGTTTCATTTGTTGTTTCGTAAATGTCATAACCTTTCTTCACATAGTGGTTTTTCCATTTGAGTGAAGGTTGCTGACAGATGTCGATACCAACCGAGTATGAGTTCGCCCATCCCCCATGCCATGACTTATGGTTAAGGTCGAGGTATTGATAGATCGCAGGATTACCTTCTTTATTCAGACCAATACCTGCGTGTGAGCTAACTTGCCTGTCGGGGCTAGAAAAGATCCTATGACAATGATGAGGATCAAGACCACCCCAATGAACGACAATGATCGTAGGCTTCTTCCCTTTACGAGATGAAAAATGACCAAATCTGTGAAGATCAAGACCACCAACTTGATCGAAATTCACGATTTCTACAGCTGGGTCGATCTCGACACCGACTCTTCGATCATTGATCGTCCAATATGATTGACCATCTTCAATCCGATCAAACCTTTTCAGCATGGCAGACCATGTTCCACGACCTAACTTTCCGTCAACACCAGAACCTGCACCGAAGGTATCTTCTTGGAAGGCTTCTACAGCAAGGGCGAAATCTGTCGAGTCTACTGCTTTAGAGAGGTTAGGGTAGGCTTCGATTGCTAGGTGGGGAATTTGACCTCCCCAACCAACAGATACACTCGCCTTTTTATTATATGAGCAAGCGTTAGCTCTTGTTTGTATAACTATAGAGGACATTGTTCACCTTTCTATTGTGAGTTTCTTCATGTCGTTATCTTTATTTATACCTACAATAAACGAACTATCATCACTTTTAGTTTTAAGTCATGCGAGTAATGGAGGATCAGTCCTACTCTCTCGCAATAATAAGATTTGGAATAATCTCTCTGCTAAGTCTATTATCAACGCTTACCATCCAGAACCTCATGCTAGGATTATTCAAACCTCTTTGTTAGAACTGTGTAAGTCGGGGGATGGATGTAAGCTCGGTGCTTTCATCACGATTTCTTTATTAAGGTCATTTCATCGTCATTACGGTGAGGTACACCCTAAGATTACGGATAAAGTTAAGAGAGCAGTCAATGTAGCTGTAAATGCTGTTCCTCGATATGACTCCAACAAGGATACATTAAAGGAAATCGGACTGCAAAGTGAACTCGATGAGGAGTCTGTAGACAAAATCTCCGAAGCAATCTATCTCGCAGGTTCTTTATCTTCTCATGTCTCCCTTGAAAAGTGGGAAGGCAATGGGTGCGAGGTAGTTGAAACCGAGTCTTTCCATGCTTCTTTAAGAGTACATCACGATAAAGAAGCATATCTTAAAGGTCCAATGTTCGCTCTGTTTAGTCGTCCTGTATTTGAAATAGACCATATACTCAACGCTATGGAGTATATGGGGTCGTTTGAAGGCAGACCATTAGTTATTATCGCTCCTATGGTTGGGGGTAAAGCTCTACAAGCAATCAAGATGAACAATCATAAGGGAACACTTGAGGTGTACGCTTGTGATGCACCTAGAGTGATTTGGGGTAAAGGATGGTTAGATGACTTTGCCTCGTTTACAGGAGCGACCGTTGTAGATCAGAAATACGAAAAGTTTTCACCAGAGTTTTATGGTTCTGCGATCAATACCGTACTTAACTATAGTGAGATGATTGTAGACCCTTATGATGACCATGTAGATAAGACAGCAGACCGAGTGGATGAACTACTCAGAGAAGCAGAGACTTGTCCTCACCCTCACACACAAGACCTACTACGCAAAAGAGCTAATGCCCTTAACGGAACGCTTGTTCGTTTAAGAGTAGGAGGAGTAACCGAAGCCGAAGCAAGATGGAGGAGGGTTCTTGCCGAAAAAGCGTTGATTTCTATGATGGACGCAAAAGTGAATGGTTATGTCAAAGGAGCAATCCCTACTCTCTATAAAATCGAGACTGGTAATGAGTATTTGGATAGAGCATTGAAAGCTCCATTCAAAGTGGTCTGTCATAACCTTGGTACAGCCGAAAATGACGCAAGCGTTTGGGATATAAAAGAGTTATACGAGCCATTTCCTGTCGGTAGACTGATTGAGCTTATAGACAAGTCCATATCTATAGCGACCACTATTGGTTCTGTAGGTCATGTGATTAGGAGTAAAAGATGATTATTACATTGCTTAGGAAACCCTTAGAGGGAAGCGTAGCCGAAAACACCCTCAAACATGGGTGTGGAGCTATAAACATAGATGACACTCGTATTGGAACAGGACACCACCTACCTCTAGGTAAAGTAACCTCAAAACGCTTGGCAGGAGATGGGGGGCTAGGGGCAGGGTCGGGTAGAGAGGGAAAGAGGGAGAATTTTACCCCACGATTTGCTGATGGTAGGTGGCCAGCTAACTTTATTCTTATTGGAGATTGTTCAGTTAAAGAGTTAGACCGACAAAGTGGTCGAGTCAAAGGGTGGTCGAGTCAGAACCATAATACTTTTAATCCCTATCAAGGAAACTCTTTTCATAACTCGTCAACCCAAAGACAAGGATATAAAGAGGGGTATAACGATGATGGTGGTGCTTCTCGGTTCTTCAAACAATTTAATACAAAGGATGACCAATGATAGAAATCAAGATAGGTGATTGCACCCAACAGCTTAAAGACCTTGAAGATAACTCTGTAGACGCTGTTATATGTGATCCACCTTATGGTGTACGGTATTTGGAGAAAGGTTGGGATGATTTAGGGTCGGGAAAGCAACAAAGAGAGTGGCATCGTGGATGGTTAGCCGAAGCTCATAGAGTTCTTAAATCTAATGGGGTCATTAAAGCGTTCTCAAGTGCTAAAACCTTGCATCATTTAACCTCTGCTATGGTTGAGGTAGGTTTTGTAAGTATCTTAGTCGAGGCATGGGTTTACACAAGTGGTATGCCGACAGGGAACTACGATATGGCAAAAGGCATAGAGGCAACACTCTTATTTGGAGACTCTAACAAAAAAACATTTAAAAAACTTAAAGGTAGTCGTAGGGAAGGGAAAGTAGGATACAGTAAAATATTTTTAGAGCATGGACTCCGACCTAAAGACTATCAGATAAACGGAGTAGCCTTTGACCTTGAACCTCAAACTAAAGAAGGCTCTCTTTACATGGGCTACGGTACGACTTTAAAAAAATCTTGGGAGCCAGTTTGCATAGGAGTTAAAAATGATAACGATTAAGATAGGTGATTGCACCCAAAGATTAAAAGACCTTGAAGATGGCTCTGTGGACGCTATCATCTGCGACCCCCCTTATGGACTAAAGTTTATGTCTAAAGGTTGGGATGATATAGGCGAGGGATCTCAACAAAGAGAATGGCATCGAGGTTGGATTAGCGAAGCTCATAGGGTTCTTAAGCCGAATGGTGTCCTCAAGGCTTTTAGTGGTACGAGGACATTTCATCACTTAATAGCAATGATGGAGGAAATAGGCTTCTCTGACCTCAAAGTTGAGTCTTGGTCTTACGGATCTGGCTTCCCAAAATCCCATAATCTTGCCAAGCAGTTTGAAAAGAAGCTAGGAGTCGAGGGGGAAATCATCGGACATAAACTTGGTGTGAGCGTTGAGGACTCACAAGGGTATGGAGGGATTGCACGAGGGGGTGTGGGGATCGTCCAAAAGAACGCTATGATCCCTGTTCGTGCATTAGTGTCTGATGAAGCTAAACAATGGGATGGATGGGGTACTGCCCTCAAACCTGCATGGGAACCAGTCTGTATAGGAGTTAAGAGATGATTACCACATTACTAAGAAAACCATTAGAGGGAAGTCTGACTGAGAACACCCTTAAACATGGGTGTGGAGCTATCAATATAGATGCCACTCGTATCGGAAATATAGTTCAAGACACCTCTAAAAATGGACGCTCTGCCGATAAACATAAAAGCACAGTCTTTCAATCGGGTTTTAAAGAGGAATTTGAGGGAAAAATCACTACGGGAAGATGGCCAGCCAACTTTATCCTTACTCACAAAGACGACTGTGAGCTAAAAGGCACAAGAAAGATCAAAGAGGGTAAGGTCAATAAAGACATCGGGGGTAGTTTACGAGAAGTTGATCTTTATCAAGATGAACTGAAGAATAGAGCAAAAGATCATTTTCAAGATGAGGAAATGGCGGATAACTGGGTATGTGTTGAAAGCTGTCCTGTCATCGAGTTAGATCGACAAACAGGACACCAAAAAAGTGGTGTGGCTGGAAGTAATAGCAGAGCTTGGGGTGTAATGGGTAAAGAAGATCAGATCTTCCGAAAGGGTTGGCAATCTAATGGATCTCAAGGATATGGTGATGAGGGGGGAGCTTCTAGGTTCTTCAAGCAGTTCAAGAAAGAAAATAATATGAATAGCGATATGATTGAATACTTTAAGACGATGATTACCCCACCTGTGGATGACGCTTGTGTCCTTGTTTCAACTCCCGATGATCTTGATTTCTCATCTTATAAGAAAGAGGTATATGAGGAGGGTGCATTGATCCCCTCTTACGAGCCAATAGTTCATGGGTTGATTTTGTTAGGTGAACCTACAGCCGAACAATCTAAAAAGATCATGGACATCCTTAAACCTGGTGCTCATGTAGTAATGATTCCAAAAGACATTGGATATAAAGGTGTTATTGCTCTTGAGGACACAGGTTTTGAAGTTCGAGATGCAATCTTTGTAGCAGAGAAATCGGACAGTTTTTACTACACACCAAAGGCAAGCAGGTCTGAAAGAGAAGCAGGGTTGAAAGGTTTTAATAAGAAAAATAATACTGATGTGACTGGGAGAAAAGAAGGTTCTGCTGGTCTAGTGATGAGACATGAGGACAGGGAGGGAAGTCCAGAAAAAGGCAACCCTTATGCGGGAGTTAGTGGTCAGCAACCAAGAGCAAACAATCACCCTACAGTCAAACCCATATCCATAATGGAATGGTGTGCTAGAGACATATCCCCTAACTCAAAGGTAGTAGACCCATTTTTAGGTTCGGGAACTACAGGGATCGCTATGAGTCGATTACATCATGACTTTGTAGGAATAGAGTTGAACCCCGAATATGCTAGAATTTGTGAAGCTCGCATTCGCCATTGGATGCCTATCGGTACTGAGATAGAGTCTGAAGCTCAAGTAGGTAAAGCAGAACCCAAAAAAGGAGAGCAGATTTCTATTTTCGATTTGTTCGACTGATAGTTTATTTATTTCTCTCTTAAGAGCAGACCCTTATCAAGATAAGGACTATCACCGATACTTGGGAGTAAAAAAATATGAAAGTTCGTGTCCAATGGGATTTCTCTCAAACAGAGCTTGAAGGTACAGATTATGATAACGCTGTAGAGCAAGCAGGTCTACCTCATATTGTTCTCGTACCTATCGACATCGCTTATGAGGACGATGATGGCATCACAGATTGGATCAGCGAAGAGTATGGGTTTACAATGTTTGACTGGTGGGAAGTGTAACCCCTTATTTGTAGATTGTTTATTAAAGCCATTTATTGTTCTTTAAACATCACATCAACAGGGATAGCCAATATGAGAAGATCAGCATCACAAGTAATCAGAAACCTAGAAATGAGAGTCGCTAGGCTTGAAAGACAAGCAGGTTCAGTAGACGATGTGGTTGAAGAGTTTCTTGTTCGCAACGACATCGAGCTTCTTTCAACCCACTTTAAAACCCACGCTAAGGAGTTTGACGCTAAGTCTCTCGCTAAGGCTTTTCAGATGTGGGAAGATATGGGTGGACCGAACGGTGCTACCGAACTTAAAGTACCTGGTTTCAGAGGCGAGACTCGTCTACATGGTAAGAAAATGGGAGATCGCATCGACATGAGAGATGAGGAGTTTTTCTTCAAGTCTCGTGGTGAGGGTCGTCCTCCACAGCGTCTTATCAGTCGTCCACGACCAATGAGAGCTACTAACATCCTTACCCTTATCATCGTTCCAACAGGTGGTGGAAAGCAAGGTCTTATCACAGCTTACGCAGGACCTGCTATGCCTCCTTTTGAGGACGATCCTCGTAAAGAATGGGATGAGAACTTTCTCGCATATAGCCCAAGCGAACTTGCTAAGATGTAACCCCTTATCTATATCATGGTGAAAGGGGCTGAAAACCAACCCCTCAAACTCCCCGAAGGAGAACACCATGAACCACCTCGCACTCCTCAAGACCACCTCCTACGCAACAGAAGCTCACAAGCACCAACAGCGAAAGAGTGGAGGAGCTTACATCTGCCACCCCATCCGAATGGCAAACGCACTCGCAGAGGCAGGGGTCAACGACCTACTGCCCCTGCAAATCGCCCTCCTCCACGACACCATCGAGGACACCGACACCACCTACGATGACCTCAAGCGAGAGTTCGGACAAGAGGTGGCAGATGGAGTGGTCGAACTGAGCGACAACAAAGATCTGCCAAAGGCAGAGCGAAAAGCACTCACCATCGAACACGCTCCACACCTCTCACGAGCCTCAGCCCTAGTCAAGATCGCAGACAACTGCGACAACTGCAACGGGATCATGGGAGGACACCCACCTCAAGGGTGGACTCAAGAGAGGATCGAAGCCTACGGAGAGTGGGCGAGACAGGTCGCAGAGGGAGCTTACAAAGCCCTCAAGAGCGAGAGCGACAGGGAGATCGCAAGGAAGCTCGCACAGGCAAGCCTCCTACCCACCAACCTCGACTAAAGGGGAGAGAGAAGGTCAAAGCGATAAAACGCTGACTTAACACCTACCTCTAAAACCCCACCACTACGCACTAACAACTGCGAAAAGTTGGAAGGGTCATTCACTACATCATAGGTAGCCAACCCACAAATGTAGAAATCGGTTTCTGACTCTCTAACCACGATAATTTGAGGTGTGTTTGATGAGCTAGGTGTGGGCTTCCTTAATAGAGGGAAGTCTCCCATGTTTACCGTCTTAACTCCCACCTCATACCCTGCTGATCTCAAGTCGGGTACATAATAATCGTGTGAGTCTCCTATAGAAAAATCAACAAAGGGCTTACCTATGTATTGCTCAACAGCACATTCCCCACCCCATCCTGTTAGATACCTCTTAGCTAAAGACTCCGAGTCTTTAAAGTATTGACCACCCTCTGATCTCTTCTTCTCAATGACTTGTTTCACGAACGACCTTATTTGAGCCTCTTTAACCGAGTTTAAAGATACTTTCGAGTATGTGTCTAGGTGTTTCCTTACAAAGTAATCAAAAGAGGCTTCTATACCCTCTAAGAGCTTCAATGTTTTCCTCATGAGTGTTCCTTATAGTTTATTTATATTGGAGTTATTTGTAACTTACCCTATAAACAGGAAAAAAAACTCATGAGAAGATCAGCTAGTGAAGTAATAAGAAACCTTGAGATGAGGATAACTCGTCTTGAGCGTCAAGCGTCAAAAAGTAAACTGCCTACCGTAGATGAGGTCTACGAGTTTATGAGGAGATCATCAACATCTGTGGGTGGGAGAGTTATACGGTCTTTCCCTCATTACCGAGATGATGATAGCAGTATGACTTTTGAACCTGCTATGCGAGAAGCCCAAGAGGATAATCACCCAGAAGATTGGACATACGACTATGCTTATCCTTTAGAGGAAGAGGTGAACAAGTTATTGACCGACAAGTTCCCATCTCTAAAAGGGGTCGAGAAAGAATGGTATGTCGAGGTAGATACAAGAGGATTTATTAACATCAACTTTGACGAGAAAACTTTTAAAATGTCTTGATCTGAGTATCAATAGTTTATTTATCGCTTCTCATAGGTATCTCATTACTTTAACCCAATGGAGAATTTTATGAGAAAATCAGCAAGTGAAATAATCAGAAGCCTTGAGATGAGGGTAGCTCGTCTTGAAAGACAAGCATCAGACGAAATTGATGTTCAATATGCTATTAAAGAAACCTCTAGGGGTGCTTATATTGATCTTTACTTTGTTACTGACGACCATAATCTCGCTGAGATGGTTTCAGCTCACTTTGATGCAAATTGGGATTACGACAGAAATAGACCAGAAGTTAGGCTTGGACACTATTTAGACAGAGATGCAGGTGTTGACTTGAAAACTGTTTCTATCAAGTTGAGAGGTGCTGACACTGAGTCGAAAGGTCAACGAGGCTACATGAAGATGGTTCAAGAGGCTTTTGATAAGATTGATAGAGGTGGTTTCAAACTTAGGTTTGTAAGACAGATCCAATACTAAGTCTCTGACCATCTAAAGAAGCGATCATCCTCTTTATGGGTGATCCCTTTACGCTTCACTTTACCTGCTTTCTTCCCACGCACATAGCGTTCAAAGTCAGTAAAGTGCCTACGCTCTAAGTCGGACAAGTCATCAATGGTAATCTGTTCTTCGACTAAGAGCCAAAAGCGACTAGCCGCTTTAGCTACCCAAAAGGCATCGGCTTGGTGATTATTCCACCTCTTAGCTCCTTGTCCTTGAGTAGCTTGTTTAGCCGCATCTACCATGTCTCCCTTACCCATCTTCCAACCTTTAGGTCGGTTAAGGAATGCAGAGGCATGAGCTTTGACTTGATTGGGTGAGAGGTAAACAGTGTCGCATTTCTCAAGCATGAGAGCTTCATTGCTGTAGAGGAACAGACCGTACATACCCTCAGAGTATAAGTCATTGAATATGGGAGACTCGATCCCGACACGCAGTATTTCATTGGGGTGGTCAGCTCTGACCTTTTGCACGATTTCTCTTAGACCTTCTCTAAGAGTGGTGTACCTTTGTACAAACATGGTCTTGGTGTCGGTTTTCATTGTGCCTTTATCTAAAAAGTGTCCGTCATCACGAATGAGAGTCCAACCGAAGTTTCTGAGAGAGGGGTCGAGTCCTAAAATCATTTGTAGTTCCTTTATTATCGTCTTTATGTGTTGTTATATGATACCCCCAAGGAGAAAAAGCACATGAGACATGATAACAGTTATCGTAGAGCAAGACGATCTTATCGACAGGCTTCTATGAACCGTCAAGCTACAATGGAGCGTTTGGCAGGACTTGAGATGAAGGTCGCGGCAATGGAATACCAAGCAGGGATGAAAGAGTCTCTTAAAGGGTTATTCCTTAAATATGTTGCAGAGCCTCTTGATAAGTATCGCAGACACCTTAACCTCTTTAAGATGCCTGTTGATGATCTCATGGACGATGTAATTGAGGCGATTGCACCAGTATATTCTGAAAAACTCATGGAGGCAGAGGTTGACGCTGACTTTGAAGAGTTTGAAGAAGGTGCTAAACTCAGACAAGAAGAGAGATTACATGGTCAGTCTCGTTTCGCACCTCGTGGTAAGTCAGACGAGTTCTATGAGGGATATGCTTGGGGAGATAAGAATGACGGTGAAGTTCCAAGAGAGGTAAAAAAGCGTATTATTCAAGAAGCCGCTCAAGAACACAGCAAGAAGGTAACCGAGAGAACCTTGAAAAAAGTTCTCAATGTAATCAATCCTGTTGAGATCATCAAACACGCTTTCCATATCATCAAATCAAAGGGTTGGGACCCACACACAGAAGAGATTTGGTACAAAAAATGGCCTAAGCGTATCTTCAAGATCGTCATGCTCAGTATTGCAGTCGCAATAGTCGAGATGATTGAACACTATGTACTCCCTGCGACTATGGTTAAGATCACAGGAAATCCTGCATGGTGGGGTCTTGCTTCAGTACCTCTCCTTGAGATCATCTTACCTATCGTCCTTGCTTACTTTAAGGGAGCTAAAGGCAATACTGTTGACGAAGCAGGACACCTCGACTGGTACGAAGAGAACTATGGAGAAATCGAAGAAGTTCTTGACGATAATGTCTTTGACGATGATGACGATGATGATAGCCGAGTAGCAAGTTATCGTCCTCGTAGAGCGAACTATCGTGATCTAGCCTTCAAATTTAACTACAACCTTTAAGGAGAACCCCTATGAGAAAATCAGCTTCAGAGATTATCAGAAACCTTGAAGGTCGTATTGCACGACTTGAAAGCCGATCAGCAAGTCGTTCTGACGAAGAACTAACCGCTGTGATCGAAACTCTTGAGGGCATTATGATTAATGTGAACTACCTCGATAGAGTTTTTGATGATTGGGCGATGAAGATGAGTGTCCGAACTGAGCCTTTACCATCTTCTTATCGACCTGGTGATATAGAGAAGGCTATTTCAACTTGCGATGATCTTCTTGAGATGAAAGATGCAATCCAAGAAACGCATCGTCTATTACTCAAGTTAAGGTAAAACGCAGAGTCCTCGACTCACATTGTGGATGACAGGGAAGCATTTCCCTCCTGCCACAATAACTGTACCCAACATAGATGGGTCTTTAGGGTGAACCACATTATCAGTGGTAATCACCTCATCTATACCTAGCTCATTCAGCCTATGTTCTGCATCGGTGAATGAGCCTTGTTTTATGCCCCATTGCTCTTTTTCACTACGAGCTAAGGCACACCCTAGCATAGCCTCTATAACCTCTTTTACAGAGGCTTCTATTCCCCATGTGAGAACCGACTCTCTATTAGAGGGTTGTTCTACCCATTTAAGTAGTTCATCTCCTTTTGGAGCACCGACAAGTAAAGGCATACATTTCGGAGGAACATCTACCTCTAAGAACAATGGTGTCTTGCCCTTTACTTTTAGTTCTAAGATTTCAATCATCACTATCCTCGTTTTCATCTGTACTATCTGCGAGTACCCATAATAGAGCCGCTACATCGGGATACTTACTCGCTATCTTACCCATGTCGCCCTCATTGATGAGGTTATCGAACTCAAACTCGAAATCTTCTTTGATTTCTTGCTCAGATTTTTGGGTTTTGAAAAAAGGACAGGTGTTCGGAACAGAGGGGTCGCATATTACACCATCCCACTCTTTAGGTTTATCTGCATCTTGTAGGCATACATAAAAGAGAGGATCGTTAGCGTTCCCTTTGACTTGACCAGAGTGGGAGCAGTTGCAAGGCTTCTTCGACATACCATTACGAATGGCTTTCTGAAGCAGTCGATGTTTAACTTGCTTGAGTTTATGTCTTATAGCACCTTGTTTCTTCATCACTTTATTCTCTTTAAGGTTGCACCATTTTTACTCGGTGTGATCTTGTAGCCTATATCACAGTTATCAGCGATGGTCGGATCATGTGTAATACACAATATGTCCATACCCAACCGTTGACAGAGGACTTTTAGAAAGTCTACTAAGATTTCGACCCGATTTTCATCTACAGCAGGGAATGTCTCATCAAGAATGAGAACAGGTCTTAAGTTTCTCTTGAGGATAAGAGAAATCCTTAACAAGAGGCTTTGTATAGTGGTAACAGCCCCACCAAAAGCATCTAAACCATCACCCTCAATCTCAAGCCCATCTTGACCTTTAAAGGTGGTCTTAAGGTTAACTGCTACCTTCCCTCTAACCTTTGTGATCTCGGCTGTTAGCCCAACCTCTTGTTCGGGGAAGATCGCTTTTAACCCCTCCTCTAGGAGAGATATGTAAGTCGATACTCCACGCTCTACTTCATCTTGAGCGAGAGTGTCGAGAATGACCCCTGCTTCCGTCTTTTTATCCTTATCAAGCTCAAGGAAAGCGATCTCTGTTTCAAGATCATCTATGCGTTTTTCGCACGACTCCTTAAGCGTTTTTAATCTGTAAAATCGAGAAGCAAGGTCATTCATCACATTAAAGCATCCAACCTATAATAGAAACAGTCTGTACACCAGAGTCTTGGTCGGACTTAAAGAGCATATAACCCTTTTTACCCTCACGAGTACAGCCAAATACGATGTTATCATTATAGATTTCTACTGCCTTTTTGATCGAAAGATAGTTGAAATCAAAAGTGGCGATGTCATCACCTTCACCTGCTTCTTTAAGACGAGTCGCATACATTAAGTTAGAGAGATCAGTAATCTCTTCTAAGGGCTTCTCTGCGTCCTCGAAGGGAGGTACTTCGAGATTGTATGAGAGCGTCTTACTATTAGACGAGTTCATTTCAAGACTTGGTGGCAATAACGCTTCATCTTCTGGATCTTTGAATGAGACTTTATAGTTGGTCTTATCGGCAAACGCTGACAAGAATGTAAGTCCGTTCATAAAGTTATCCTTAGACAACCTCCAAACCCTACGAGGAGTCCAATTGAACGCATCAGCATATTGCTGTGTAATAGGTGGGTAAGTATATGGCAAATCCATAACAGCAAACAATGCACCATCCTCTGCCTTGAAGAATGTTGCTTGTCCACCACTAAGAACTTCAATCACATTCCCATCGTATGCTTTAAGGAACTTCATTAAAGGTGCAATGTCCTTGTAATGAATTTTTACATTCATTCCTTGAAGGTCATCGTGTCGAGACATATTAAGCATATACCCATCACAAGCAATCGCTTTCCCACCTTCAATCAAGATCATTGCTAGTTCTGGTCTACGACTATCATCCTGTGATACATACTGCCTATTGGTATTAAGGGTGTCATAAAGGATAGAGGCAGAAATCTCTCCAACTTTGGTAGCTTGTTTGAACTTCTCGACCCAAGGAGGAAAGGCATCTGGGTCTAATGAGACTGTTGTCGCCTCACCCTCACTTCCCTTTAAAGATACTTCCTTTTCCTCATCGTTGTATTCAATCTCAACAACACCGTTCATTACGGTTGTCGCTGTGATTAAACGCTTTCCTTCGATAGAAAAAGACCCTTTATCTTGAACAGTAGCACCGATCACAGGGATCTTTGAAAACTGACGAGGGGGGGAACAAGCCATAACGCTCACTCCTGCTTCTTCGGCAGTGAAGATAAAGTGTGAGGTGATGTCTTGGTTTGTACCCAAAGTATTTTGAGCGATCCCTAAAGTTTCCTTTAAGTCCTGTGCTGAGACTGTGATTTTCATAGACTGTCTACTCGACTTTCAATTCGTGTGATGACTTGCTCTGCATCCATCAGAGCTTCGTTAAGTTTAGTGATTGCCTCTTGCCTTTCAGCTTTAAGGCGATTGATTTCATCTTCAAGTGTGTCGGGGTTAATACCCCTTTCGACCAACCTCTTGTCAAGCTCCAAAAGACTTGACCGAGCGGCTTCTAGCTTACCAAGCAGACGCTCTCTTCGCCTTTCAATGTCGATTTTTTTATTCACGAGTTGTTCAAGATCCATTTGAACTCTCCTTTCGTAGTGTGGTTATCAACCATTATATGATTTACTTCATATTGAGGTTAATAATCCCCCCACCTTGTTCAGTCGGGTCGGGAGTCTTTGTTTTCCCTAGACCACGCTTGGCCGCGTTTCGCTTCTTTTGAGCTTGACGCTCTTCACAAATGTTCTCGAACTTACACCAAGTACAATGCTTTGGGATCGGGTTAGGTTCAAAGACTCCTCTATGAATAGCACGATTGGTTTCAATCGCTTCTTTACCCAACCTACGAATGTCGTCATCCGTAATAGACACTTCAACAAATCCTGTCCACTCAGCATCCTTGTCTGCAAAATGCTTTTCTGGTGGATTTGAGCGAGGATACCTAAAGTAAAAGAACCCAAGCCTATCGGGTACTTTCCCATACTGTAACCTAAAACAAAGGGCATACCACCGAAGCTGATCTTCATCTTCATACTTCATTGGAGTAGAAGCGTTCTTCCCATCAAGAATATGAACCTTACCCTCTTTATCCCGATAAACTAGGTCAGCAATGCCACACACATTAAAGTATTTGTTCATCGCAGGAGTCATACGCAACTCTGACTTAGCATAAGGTCCTAGAAATCTGTGCTCTTTTAGTATTTCAAGGAAATTTTGTGCTCCTCTTTGACATATATCCATCGCTTCTTCTCTAGTCATATATGACCAGATCACATAATGTCGTTGCTCTGCTTTGGCAAACGCTAGATCAACGATCTCTTTGATCTTTGTCTGTATTGTCTTAGGATCACGATATAACTCATGGTCGTATATTTCTTCAACAACAGTAGATAGTACAGTACCCATTAACTGATGGTGTTCAGAGTCCTTTGACTCATCGGGTAAGGGCTTAGGTTTTCCTTTTCCTGCCCCTAGATCGTGGTCGGGGTGTCCTTTATGCCATAGATACTGTTGAGGGCAAGCTCTCATCATTTTCAAGTGAGACCAGTATATGTTTCTCATGGGATCGTCCAATACTTCGGTGTTAGGTTCACCCATATTGTACCTCCTATCTAGTTAAAGTTGACGACCTTGCCCTTTATATGTTTGTAATCCTTTTATGACCCCTATCTTATGCAAACAAACATATTTAGGAGTTTTTTATGTTAGATAGAGTAGTACAACGACACATGGTTCGACTTGCTTGTCAAGTTGCCTACGACCAAGTTCCAAACTTGAAGAAAGCACACACTTCTGACTTATCTCTTGAAGCAATCCAAGTTATAGCCAAGCACTTAACTGCTAATAGCCGCCAAGACTTCACAGAACGAAAAGCGTTCATGTCTATCGTCAAAAAAGTGAAGCAACTGATTACCTTGTTCAAGAAAGCACCTCAAGCGTGGGGTAAGTTCAAGGATATGCTAGGTATTACGAGTAGTGGTGTAGGGCTGATTAAAGAAATCGACACCAAGTTAGGTAATCTTCTTGAAGAAGGTAAGAGAAAACTAAGTACGCTATCTAGGAAGATACTACAAGAACTACCTTTACTCCGTCTTGTTGGTGAGGTGTTAGATGAACAGAACCGATGGGAAGGTCTAATAAATAAGTACAAGCAACATATGCCAGACTCTGTAAGGTCTGCACTAGAAAAGATAGAGCGAGGAACAACCAAACTAGGTGAGTTCCTTGATGGTATTCTTGGAACTTCAAAAACCCTTAAAGCTCTTTCTGCACCCATCAAGATTTATCTGTTCTTTCAAATTTGGGATTGGTTTGCAGACTTTGATTTTAGAGCTGTTATAGCAGGTATTCTAGGCACGATTTCATTTAGTGATCTAGTATCTATGCTACCTGGC